CCCCTCGTGTTGTAACAACAGCACTGCCGCTGCTGGTCTTCGCTTTGGGTTAGATGCCTTTAGAAAGCATCCTGAATAACCCTCTGTTGGACCAACTGTCGGTTCTGGGTAATGGCTGTATTCCTACAGCTTGGACTAATCATCCTTGCCCCTTGATATGATCAAATATAAGGAACGTAGTATAAACGTGGATGCCTCGAAGGATCTCGTTACTGTCTGGCGAAATTTCGCTTTACAGAATTGGAATCCTCCGCTTGCACTGTTCGTCACCATCCCGTACGTCGTGCCTGCTTATCGCAGGCTCTACGAACGGATGTGGTGGGACGATGGTAGGACGTGGTCTAACGGCTTTTATTTAAGCCGCACCAGCTGGAAGCCTTGTCAACATTACAAATGTTACATTGCTGACCCAGTCGATCAGACCCCGCTTCTACGCATCCCCTGGTCTACGACGTCAATTACGGACATTGGTTCGTACGTTGACAGAGTTGGAATGGCCGACCGCCTCTTAGCGGCCGATTCTTCCACCTTTCGTTCCTCATTCGGATCGTTTGGCAGTCACTCTTTAGGACTGCCATCTATAACGGTCGAAAACTCGGACCAGAGCTTTGTGCCTGCTCCGAGTGGATTAACTGTGTTAACGCAACGTGCTCTTGCGAGTATGTTGCCCACAATTAAGTCTGACATGTCGTTGATCAACTCAATTATTGAGTTGAAAGACTTCAAGTCTTTCCCCGAAACGCTTCGGCTACTCACCCATCAATGGTATTACGATCTTCCTGCTATGATTAAAAACCTTAGCAAGACGTCCGTGTTCCATAGGGTCGATAATTCCCTTATCAACGTGATACATCACCGGTTAAACCGGAATGTTCTCAAGAAGATTCGCAAGACGTTTAATCGTCTTGAAGGGAAGACACTAGCCGAATTATTCCGTGCACCGGCTGACGGTTATCTTCAGTTGAAGTTTAACATTCAGCCTTTGCTTAAAGACCTGACCAGCATTTATAACGCTGTGTCTGGACTTGAGAAGACCCTTCGGGGCCTTCTCAACCATCAGGGCAGGCGCCAAACCAAGCATTTTACTTGGAAGTGGCTCCCCGCTGAGTTCTCGGGTCCTAACCAGACCCTCAATTATTCGCTCAACTTGGGTCAATTCGCCGGGTCAACAAACCCGCCTGGATTTACCGGTTGTACGAATAGTTATCGTCGTTCTCTACGAATGACGAGAGAAGTTATAGTGAGTACACCTGCTACATTCCATGCTGAGATTGAGTACAGCTATATGCTGTCTTCATACCAGGTTGAGCATGCTCAACTATTGACGTTGTTGGATAGTATGGGGGTTAACCTTAACCCTGCTATTATCTGGAACGCCATTCCGTGGTCCTTCGTTGTTGACTGGTTTCTCGGCGTAAGCCGATGGCTAGGCGACAGGAAGGTTCTCAATATGGAACCGAGGGTCGGCATATCAAGGTACATGTGGAGTTGGAAATATTCCCGTCGAATTCGTACTAGTTTTGATTCTAATACGGTCGATGGTATGTCTCCAGTCCTCCCCAAAACCTATTTGCCGGATCTTTATGAAGAGGCGTATCGCCGCGACATAAGGATGCCGACACGTAGTGACTCCTTTTTTGGGAGTGGTTTCAGCTCAGATGAGCTGACGCTTGGAGCTGCCCTAGTTTTTGCTAGACGCAGGCACCAAAACACCCGAATGCGTGGTTAATGCATTTGAGAGACGATGAACTCTTTAAGTTTCATCACAGAAAACAAACTGTATGCCTATTCCGACAAACCTCACAACTAACGAAGTAAAAGACTCAGTTGGCACGGAAGTTGAATTTAATCAACTTTCGGTCACTGGTCGTAGCCGGTCGTTCCTTAAAGTGAACGAATCTCCCGGTTTACCCCATCGCATTACGATCTCTCACCAAGAGGTTGGTAATGGTACAAGCAAACGCCGACGGTCCGTCGTGAGAGTTGATCTCTCAGTGACGGGTGCCATCGACGTGACCAAAGTCGAAAAGATTAGTATGTATATCGTCGCTGATATTCCCATTGGGAACCTCACGGCGGTTACAAACGCTCAAGTCGCTTTGGCGAATTTGTTGTCGTTTTGCGCCTCTCAAGGCGCGTCGACAACAATATTGTACGATTGTTCGGGCTACGGCGCTGGTGCATTAATTAGCGGGAGTCTTTAATGACTCTCGCAATACCTTTAGCTTACTTACTAGTGTGGCTTTCTCCATTGGGGATAATATCCCCGTGGTTTCTGTCCACTCTATGCAGAGCTGGTATGGATCGTCCTTTGCCGGTCGGTGTACCTTTATGGGTACATCAAATGGTTCGGATTCTGATCCGGTTAATGCGCCTCCTCTTCGGGGTCGATTAGTCGACTCCGACTTAGCTGTCATGGACGGACGGTACGCCGTTAGGCGTAACTTGAGCCCATGTGTTAAGTTCCATCCAGTGCACCATTCACGTAACGATTCCCGCAATAACTGCAAGATTAATTTCTTGTTAGTATAGTAGGAGTGGTCATATGAACCGGTGACCTGGAGGCTTAGGTGAGACATACGAGTTAACTTGTTTGTTTTCATCTTTGTACGTTTAGTTGTTTAGCTACATTGTCGTGTGGGCATGCTCTAGTAGGAATACCGTTATGGTACCCATTAAGAGACTAGATAAGTTTGATCTTATCGCCACACTGCTCTGTAGCGCTCAGCAGCGTTATGGAGTTGTGTTCAACACAAAGCAACTTCGCTTGACACTTCAAAATGTCAAACGTCGTTGTCTTAACGAAGGAACCGGTTTTCTCACGAAAACCTTACCCCGTCTTTGTAAGCACCTTGATCAGGCACTTACCGGAACGATAAAACTGAACCCTATTACCGTTGGTTTCGCAACCATCGATGATAGCAAGCTTCCTAGATTTCTAGGTGAGCTTTTCAGTCTAATATTCCAGAAAGACGGCAGCGTCCTTCCCGATCCAGACGCGAATTGCGTCCGAGTTATACGTGGCATACTTTTAGTTTTCTATAAGTATGAACTTCCGTATACACCTGCCCAAGAACAAGATGTCGTCTCAGCCTTCGTTAAGACTGAATAAGACCTCTCACAATTGGATTCCCTTTTTGCAGAAATGCAGGATCGGTATCTACCTTACTTAAACGACCGCTTCACTAAGAAGAAACCCTATGGTCTTTGCGACCAACCGGTTTCTCCCGAAATGAAACGTTTCGATGTAGTACGCGGTGCTCGAAAAGCTTTAAATACACTTTTCGAACACTTTGACCCTTCAGACATTCGCCCTCGTCACGGACCCGGCGCAGTTGCAACAAAGCAACGGTTATGGGATAAGTTTCTTTGGACGAATGTATCGAGTCATATCACAGACGTATATCCTTTTGATGCGTATTTCTGCGCATCGGTCGGACATGTCTGCGATACTTATGGCAGCTTTTCAGCTGTCACAGAAGAGAGTCTTCCAGCACGTGTTTTACTCGTGCCGAAGGACTCACGCGGCCCTCGCCTAATTTCTTGCGAACCTGTTGATAATCAATGGGTTCAACAAGGATTAGGAAGGGCGATTGTGGAGCATGTAGAGAAGCATTGGATCTCGCGATTCAATGTTTTCTTTACAGATCAAGGACCCAACCAAAGAGGAGCTTTATTAGGCTCTTCGACGGAAAGGTACGCGACTTTGGACCTCAAAGAGGCTTCTGATCGCGTTCACCTTGAGCTCGTTCGCCTGCTCTTCCCTGAACGGATTTTTCCGTTCCTGGAAGCTTGCAGATCGGCAGCTACTGTGCTGCCAAACGGAGATGAGTTAAAACTCAGAAAGTTCGCGCCAATGGGGTCAGCTTTATGCTTCCCCGTTATGGCGTTGACAATCTGGGCCATCCTCTCCGCCGCATCACCGGACGCGGACACTCGTGAGAGTATCCTCGTATATGGTGACGATGTCATTGTCCCAACGGCTTTCGCCGAGAGCGCAATGGCCATACTCGAATCATTTGGTTTACGAATAAACCGTGATAAGAGTTGCACCCGCGGGTCCTTTAAGGAATCCTGCGGCGTTGACGCCTTTAAGGGCGTCAATGTCACACCCGTCCGTTTACGGACGTTGTGGGATGAGTCATCTCGTCCTGACGTCTATACTAGTTGGATTAGCTATGCTAACTCCTTCTGGGATAGGCGAGAATTCGCAACCTACGATTACATCGTAGAGAGGCTGCTTTCAATTTATGGAAGCATCCCCGACGATAACATGGGCTTCTCTCCCCAAAAAGGGAAGGATCAGCCCGTGCCTTGTCTTCGCGAAGTCCCTGCTGAATGTAGACCAAAACGGCGTAGGTGGAATAAGCATCTCCAAAAGATGCAGTATTACGTCCGCACCGTTAAGTCTTCTTCAGTTCAACATGACATTACTGGTTGGGCTATGCTCCTCAGATACTTTTCTGAGGGTGCAGAGTCCGATCTTGGCGTCAGTGTGGAACATTCAGACGACCGCAAGTGGAGTTCATCCATTTTGCAGCCGTTTTCAGTCAGTCGGTATACGAAACGTGGCACAAGCTCGCTTGTGCACCGTTGGCGATGAGTAATAGGTAGTTTGATTCAAAACCAAACTGCC